CCGGCTGCGTCGGCGCAGGCGCGTCCTGTACATCAACTTCAAAGTCCACACTCGCAGTGCCGCCCGGACCTTCCGCTAGCAGCGTCCAGCGTTTGTCGAACTCGACGACCTCCTGATACGGCAACGTGACCGGAGCATTGTTGAGTTTGAGCTCAGTCGCGTTCTCGACCTGCGCGTCGATCGTTACCGTGCCGCCCCCGAACGGCAGAACGTTCGGCGTGATCGTGGCGTTGCTGATGCTGGGCGCGGGCGGCGCATCGGCCACGGTCGCCGCGAGGTCGGCACTCACCGACCCGCCCGGTCCCGAGGCGACCAGCGTCCATTGCACGTCAGTGACTATCGAACGCTGCACCGGCAACACAACAATTTCGGTTCCGGTGAAATCCGTTAGCGTGATGGTTTCGGCGTTGGTGACGTCGGCGCTAATCATCACCACACCGCCGCCGTGCGGTAGCGCGTCAGGTGTGACCTTGGCGTTATCAATGGTCGGCGCGGGCCATCCCGGTAAGCCTTGCGCCTCGCGCAGCGACGCCTCGATCGCTGCGATAACGCTCGCTTTCGTGCTCATGCGAACCTTCTCCACAATTCAACGGCGAACAGCACGAGGGTCAAACCCACGACTCCCCACACGACGATCCCACCGCAGTCGAATTGCTCGCGGTGGAAGTCGTCGTAGAAGGGGTCATCAGCCACGACCTACTCCTCGTAAATCGTGGTGCTAGTCGTGAGCTGTGGCGTGACACCGGGGGAAATCGCCAACGGCGTAACGCGGTATGCGATGCCGTCGCCCGCAGTCGTGAGGTTCACCGCGCTACCACCTTGCGTTGTCGAAATCGTGATGTCATCCGTCGAAACTGTGAGAACCCAATAGACCGTGCCCTCGGTCATGCCGGTCGGCAGAGACGAGCCCGACGTGGTGAAGAAGGTGATGCGGTCGTCGACCGCGACTCCGGTCAGGCCGGGGATCGTGATGTTGTCGTCGGCCTTCGCCGTGAACGGACCGAGACGCGAACCGAGGACGCCCTTGTGGAACAGCTTGGTCGCGCCACTGATCACCTGCCCGGTCGAGAAGAAATACGCCGTCGTGCTGCCGACCGTGCACTGCCCGAACGTGACCGTTGCTGCGGGAGAGACTTGATCGTTAGTGACCGTGTGCCCAGCCCCCGAGCGCGCAACCGCGACGCGCCCGTATCCCGTATAGGTAATCTCGTTCGCGTCCTGCGTATCCGTCTCGCCGGGGATCGCAGAGTGAAGCGCCCAATGGACACTTGTGAAGGGCGACGCGGCAGCGTTGTCCGCGATGTTCGCGATGGCTGTGGCGTTGTAGATGAGCTTCAGAAAATCATTGGCGAACGTACGGCCCTTGGACATGGTCTTCCTTCGGAGTGGTTACAGATCGATCGGAGTGGCAATGACGCTCGCCATAAAGCCATCAACGTTACGCTGAATATCAAACTTCCATCCCACCGGAACTACGCTGCCGCCGCCAGTAGCGTCGCGACCGTCGCGTCCGGATGGGCCAACGGGACCACGCGGTCCGGGCGGCCCCGTATCGCCTTGAGGACCCTGTGGTCCTTGCGGTCCGGGCGGCCCAGGAACGAGAAGGAGGTCCGGTCCTTTAGAGATAGCGAACCCTTCACGGAGCAGAGCGGCAACTCGCGTCTCAGCTACAGATACCTCACGGCCATCCAAGGGATACGTATCGCCAGTCTCCGGATCACGAAGTACGCCGCCGTCGCGCGGCGTTATGAGCTTGACGAAGTTCATCCGTCTTTCCCGTCCTTCCCGGCTTTCACGGCGAGCCGCCAATCATCAGACGCCCCCGGCAAACCCTTCGGGCTATCGACGCGGGCAATGAAGAATGATCCGCTGCGCGTGACACCGTCGCCACGCGCATAAGTCTTCGACGCGACAAAGACCCCGCGATCAAGGACAACGGGGGACGTATACCGCTTCGTCACTGTCAATCCCGTTGATGTCGTACGAGTTACGACAATCACTCGACCATCATCCTCGAATGATATATCGAACTTCTGCTCGCCGACCGCAATGGGTGTCCAGCCAGCGTCGACAGGATTGCGGCCCTTCAATGGTTCGGTGTTTTTCTCGGAGTACCACGAACCCCCCGCATGCACCGCCCAGACTCCAGCCGAATAAGCCTTGCTGTCCTCTATCAACAGCAATGGACGAATTGCGACAGCATCACGCCCCGACGCACCCTGCTCACCCGCTCGACCGTCAACGCCATTGCGCCCATCCTTGCCCCGCACGACGCCCGCCTTGCGCGTAGCGCCGTCGCTCATGGTTAGTATGAGTTCACCATCACCATCTACGACAGCAGAAAGAATCGATACCCCATCAGAACCATCACCGCCGTCGATACCTTTCTCTCCGCGCTCGCCCTGTAACCCTTTTTCTCCGCGCTCGCCCTGCAAACCAGACTCACCCTTTTCTCCGCGCACACCCTGCAAGCCAGACTCACCCTTTTCACCACGCTCGCCCTGCAAACCGAGTTCACCTTTCTCTCCGCGCGCACCTTGCAAACCGGGCTCTCCCTTTTCACCGCGCGCACCTTGCAAACCCGACTCGCCCTTTTCCCCACGCTCGCCCTGCAAACCCGACTCGCCCTTTTCCCCGCGCTCGCCCTCTTCACCGCGCGGTCCGAGCAACCCCATCTCGCCCTGCGCGCCGACGTCTCCCTTCTCGCCCCGCTCTCCGCGTTCACCGGAAACCCCCTGTGGACCAGGATCTCCTTTTTCACCGCGCGCACCTAGCAACCCCTGCTCGCCCTGCGGACCCTGCTCGCCCTGCGGACCAGCATCCCCCTTCTCGCCTCGCAAGCCGATCGGCCCCAGCTCGCCCTGTTGACCGACATCACCTTTCTCGCCACGCAAGCCGATAGGTCCCAACTCACCCTGCTGACCGACATCACCTTTCTCGCCGCGCAATCCTATCAGTCCCTGCTCGCCCTGCGGACCAACATCGCCCTTCTCGCCGCGCTCTCCTCGTTCGCCGGGCAATCCCGCGTCTCCCTTTTCACCGCGCTCTCCGCGTTCGCCCTTTTCACCACGTTCCCCCGTGATACCATCTTTTCCTTGAGGTCCAGTGGGACCGGTGAGCCCGGCGGATCCACGCTCGCCGTCCTTACCGTCCTTACCGTCCTTGCCATCAATCCCGCGAACGATAACCGGCGCACGAGCTTCAAGGTTGGCGATGCGCGTTGCCTGCGCTTCGATGATCTTCTCTAGTGGCGCGACCGAACGCAGAACATACCCTTCAATCGCCGCGTAGATGTTTTCGCTATTATCAGGCACCGGCGGCGCTCCTATTCAAGCGATCAATCAGGGCACGCGATTCGTCTTCAGCAAGCTGTTGATTCGCGAGCTGCTTCAACGCCTGCTTCGCTTCCTCGCGTTCCGCCTCGTCCACATCTTCTGCCGGGGGCGGCGCAGGGGTCGGTTCTGTTGGAGCGGGGGCTGGAGCGTCGGTTGGCGGTGTACGCTCCGCGAGTTGCCCGATCTGCCACATCTGCTGCTGCATGAACGGCGCTTCGCCACCCTTGACCGGTGCCAAATTGCGTCGCACTCGCGCCTCGTTCGGCGCCAGCACGCCGGACCCAAGATCCTTCTGGTCGATATCGGCTTGCGTTCCAGGGTCCATTCGCAATAGTCCGTCGAGGTCGAACTCTGTGCGCAAATCCGTACCCAATTCAAGCCCCTCGTCGAGGAGCGATTCAAAGTCCTCGATCAGTGTTTGCAAACACTGCGAGTAGTAGTCTTGGTTGAGCTGGCTCGCGTTAGAGAACGTCACGTTAGCCTGAAGACCCAGCTTGTACGGCGGAACGTGGAAGCACCGCGCAACGTCACTCACCGTCCAACTTAGTTGTTCAATCAACTGCGCATCGGAAGCAGTAACAGTCATCGGCTGCCACTTCACGTCGCCAGAAACGACAGCGAACTTACCCATGTTCGATCCGCTGTAGCCGGTATCGAACTTCGCCTTGATAGCCGCTGCCTGTTCCTGACTAATCGCCTGCGGGAAAATCAACAGCCCAGACGGCATCGAACGATTCTCGAAAAAGGATTCTGCGTTCGATTGAATTGCCGAGCCTTGCGCTGCCGATGAACCACAAGCAAAGATGGGGGACACGCCAATCAACGGATGCCAGAACGCAAGCATACGGTCATGAATTATTTCAGACGCCGGAACGATTCGGTCATCCTCGCGCACCGCAGCCAGCCTGTCCCGGCCGATGCGGTAAAACACATCTCCATTATCGGCGACGAGCGGCGTTGTCGTCGTCGAGTCCAGCATGTATAGGCTTGTCACCATGCCGCGCAAATCCTGCCTGCGCTTCAACGCGTACGAATTACCGTGTATCAACTTCTGAACAATCCAACTGCGCACAAACTGCGATCGCGTTTCGAAGTGGTTCGGCTTGCGCAGTACCGAAAGATACGGAGATGAACTCTCAACCTCTTCCCACGCACCACTACTCTGTCGGCGCGAAAGCTTCAGCCGCAACTTAGCGATGTCACTGCTGATCAAGGAAATGCACGCGTAGACGGCGGAGAACGCGAGCACCGAGTCCGTCATCGGCGGCACGAGGTTGTGCTGCCAGCCGCCCGTTATGAACTCCGCATTCACGCCGTAGTTCGGCGGACGCGGTCCTACCGGACGCAGCTCCTTGGCGCGCTCAATACTGAAGCCGAGCAGCTTCATTCTACTTCCAGGTCGCGCCGTTTGTAGAAGCGCGACGTCAGTTCATCGTCCGTAGTGGTCGATGCCAACACCGGCGATGGCGGTGTCGTATCGCCAAAAACGGTAGCGACGGTCGCAGACAACGGCTCGACAACTTTCTCAACCTTCGGCGGACGGCCCCGTGACTTCACTTCCTTCGCGGGCTGTACCTTCGCGAACTCGGCAAGACGTGCCGCTATCAGCAGCCGCGCGTCGCGGTCCTTTGCTTCGAACGTCTCGCCTTGCGCCATGCGGCGCTTCAACGGACGAAAGCGAAACGCCTGCTTCGCTACCATGGTCGGCATGTATTGTCCCTTCAGAAAAAACGCCGGAGCAGCTTTGGACCGCCCCGGCGAACAGCACACTCCACCCTGGACAGGAGGGAGAGGGTTACGCTTCGCCCCAGTTCGCGCCGCTGATGACCTGCACAGCAGTCGCACGCCGCAGCGCCCAATCGAGACGCTGCTCAGCACGGAACGCGACGCGGTTCGTCTGGAACATGCCCACGTTGGTTCCGACTTCGCCGTCGGGATTGTCCGACATCTCGATCGTTGCGTGCTCCGAAGTGTCGACCGTGATGTCGCCGGTGTCTCCGTAGTAGATGTCCGCGGCATTCGCCAGTACGACGTAGTAACCGGCAGTGCCGCCCGGCACGTACTGCGACGTGATCACCGGCAGACCGGCGAACATGCCGCCGTTCATCGACACCCCAGCGAACTCCGACTGACCGAGTGCGTTCTGCATCAGCGACAGCGCCAACGCCGTCGATGCAGACATGATCCACACGCCCGTCGTCGGCGGGTTGTTCGCGTCGATGAACCCCTGCATGGCCGCGCGTACATCGGTCCGCACGTCGTCTGCATCGCCCGTGCCGCTTGCGGCAATCGGCGTTGCAGCATTCGTGATCGACGCAGGCTTGATGCTCGCCGTGCCCGCGTTTGTCGGATCGATGAAGTCGCGATCCTTACGCTCGCGCAGGGCGCCCGCCAGCAAGTCACGCAACAGCGCGTCGGCAGCCGGCGAGGAGTCTTCGAGCAACTCCTTCGTGACCACGCACAGCGAAGCGACCTTCAGCGGTTCGAGCGTCGTGCGCGCGAACGCGAACGCCGTCAGCGGCTTGGCCGCACCCTCACCGACCCAGTAACCGTCGCCGCCATCCGTCACACCTGCCAACGGAACGCGGAACGGCACGCGAGTCATGTTCGGGATACCGCCCGTGCCGAACTTGCCGAGGATCGTCTGCGGACGCAAGAACTCGTAGAAGTCCGCCACGACCCCCGTCTCGTCACCGACGAGCTGCGAGCCCCACGTCGAGCCAGTCACCGAACCACCGGCGACCGCCGCCTTCAGGAAGGGCGCAACTCGCGGATCGATCCGCGATCCCATCTGATCTGCGATGTTTCGAGGATCGACGTTGTGCTTCTTCGCCAGCCACTTCACCTTCGCGACCTGCGCAAAAGCAACACCCTTCTGTGCCGGGTCCAGCTTCGGCCGATCTTCTTGCCGACCCTGCCGTGCACTCGAACCAGACCGCTGGCTCGTGATGGCGCTCGGTACGACGGGGACCGCACCCTTGACAGCGCGCTCGACTGCGGCTTCGTCCTCGATTGAACCATCGAGCTCGCCGAGTTCCTTTTTCAGCGAGTCGAACTCCTTGGCTTCCTCAGCTTCGAGCTTCGAACGGTCACGCTCACAGGCTTCCCACAGTTCCTTCATGCGGCCGGCGACTTCGTCGCGACGGGTCCGCAGTTCGTTGAGGCTTTTCATGGTACTCGTCCCTTCCGGACGTTGCTCCCGAGCGCGGGAAGGGGTGGAGTCATCGCGCGAAGTTCCAGCGTCGTGGCCTAGCGCGGCCCGCCTTTGCCTTGCGTCGATCGACTTGATCGTTTGAATCGATGCGTCTTGGTTCGCCGCAACCGTCACGGCGCTGAGTTCCAGCCACTCCCACTTGAGGAAGCGCTTGCCCCACGTACCGTCGATGTCAGCCGTCTCCAGCGGATTGAACCCGATGGATAGTCCGCGCACAAGCCCCGACTTTATCAACGCCCACGCCTCGTCGATGCGCGGCAGAAGATCTTTCGCGATCCGAGCGCGGATCTCGATCCCCTTGTCCGTCACCTTCGCGGCGACAACCTGCCCGATCGGCTCTACCGACCTGTGCTGCCACAGCAGCGGCAGCGGAACCTTGAACACCGCACCCTTCGGCTCGACGATGTCGCCCATGCGATCCGTCGTCGGCGTCGATGCGATGCCTTCGATGATTCGATGCTCTTCGTCGACCGACTTGATTGTTATCAGCGAATAGGCACGGTTCATTGGCAGCCCCGAACGTTAGAAAAATACGTCAACAGTCACCGGCGCTGGAGCGCCCACGCAAAGACCCATCGCCATCAGCAGTGCGCTCATGTCGTCTATCTTGTCCGGCGACCGTTTCTTGTCAGGCGCCATGTTCATATTCGCATCAGTCCGAGCAATGATGTTTGACGCGCACCACGCGAGCACCGGATCAGCCCCATGTTGCAACTTCCCGCTGGTGTACGATCGTTCCAATTCCTTCATTGCAGGATGGTAGCTCTTCGGACCCTGGATGAATTGCTGCATCGGGACTTCTGCCCGCGTGAGTTTTGATACAAGCTGCGTAGCGTTCCACTGATCGTACCCGACCATCTTTAGGGCAAACGTACGCTTCGCCTGCATGATGTATTCTTCAACCACGTCGTAGTCGGTAACCTCGTCCCCGGCCTCGATCAACTTTCCCGAGTCTATCCAGTTCTTATACGGCACCAGCCCTCGCTCGGTGCGCATCCTTATCGCTGCTCGCGGGACGAACCTCCAACCGTGCGTGTAGTAGGTGCCATCAACTTTCCACAGCAGACGAAACACTGTCAAGTCACTGGTGCTAGCGAGGTCAAGCCCCCCATAGCACCAGTGGGGGCGCAGCCACTCTAGATCAACAGGACCACCGCACGCCTTCCACTTGACCAAGTTGATCCACGCACCCGCCGCCGACGCCGGACGATTCAGCCGCTTGATCTTAAACTCGGCGAGGCGACCGGGCATCTGCTTTGCCTCGATCGCCTCTTTGCGAATCTCCCGCAGCAAGTGCGGGTTCACGTCCATCAACGGGTTCGCCTTGATCCACGCCGATTCGTCGAAGTCATCGTCGGCGGGTATACCAGCTTCCTTGTCTTCCTCGTCTACCGCATAGTACACGACCAGAAAGTGGTCTGCCTCAATTACACCTTCAAGCACCTGCCTCGCGAAGTGACGCAGCTCACCCCACGGACCGGGGCTCTCGTATCCCTCCGTCGTGCAGAACAGGAATAGCGGATTCGCCCTTGCACCAGCAGCAGAACGGATTACGTTCAGGAAGCCGTGGTCTTTGTGGGCGTGAATTTCATCGAGGATGGCCGTAGAGGGATTTAGCCCATCCTGTGTACTGGCTTTCGCGTTGATCGGCTTGAACGTTCCGCCATTCGACGAACTGACAATCGAGTTGGCAAAAGCCTCGAGCATGAAGTGCTCGCGCAAGGCGGAGGTTTTTTCCACCATCCGCTTGGCAATGTTGAAAACGATGCGCGCCTGATCCCCGGTAGTCGCTCCGGTTATGACCTGCGGCCCCTCCTCCCCCTCGCACGTTTCGCAGTACAGGCCGATGGCGGCTGCAATGGTGCTCTTGGCGTTCTTGCGAGCGATGGCTTTCAGCGCAGTACTGAACCGACGCGCGCCGTTCACCTGCCGAAACCCGAACAAGTTGCAGACGAAGAAAACGTCCGACTCGTGCAGAACTATCTGAGGCGTTTCCCACTTACCTTCTACGTGCGGCAACTTTTCGATGAAGTCGCAGGGGTCCGAGGCGTGCCACTCAGACCACAGAAACGGACCCTTTGGTCCGGCCCGCTCACGATCAGAAAGATAGCGACGCGCTGCTAGGCGCGTCCACTTTCCAAACCTCGCACGGTTTTCCTCGTCCGCTGCGCACCGAGCAAACTCGTCGGCGATAGCGACGTAGTCACGCGACCATTTGAGGCTTGCCGTTTTTCGCGAACGGGTTGCTGTCTTCGGATTCTTTACCAAAAGGTCCCACCTTACTCTGCGCACCCGGTGTTATACCGAAATCGTTCACCATCGAACGATACTGCGCCAGCGTGTGACCACTCGGTAGTACGTCTGCGATCCACGCTTCAACCAGCTTCCCATGTAGGGCGCACAGCATACCGAACGTTGATAGACTGGCTCTAGTCAGTAGTCTGTTTGCCACCAGAACCGGCCCCAACCTATGCCACTCCTCGATAGCGTGCTCATTACGAAGCCAGCCGGGTGGAGGAGGCAGTTCCGACAAAACAGGTAGCTCCACCCTCGGCGCCGGCGGTCGATCAGGGCGAGCCGTGCCTGCGGCAATCTTCAGCCGCTCCGGCTTATTGTTGGGTCCTCGGCGCATCAGGTAAGCGGGTGTTCACCCTAAGTTTTTATAACTCGGCGTCGCGATAGTTTGGCCACTCGCGCGGTTTCGAAGGGGAAGGAAAAAGTTTTTCGACCACCCCCCCTACTCGCACGCACAAGCTACAACACCACCAGCCCCCCGACTCCGACTAACAGGCAGCTAACACCACCAACTCCGCTACTCAATGGGGAACCCGTCAATTCCTATCTTCCTACGCTTGCGATGTCCAAAGTCTTCCGCTGTCTTGATCTTGTGACAAGAAACGCAGAGCGCTTGAAGATTAGACGTATCGTCCTTACCACCCTTGATGAGCGGATCGATGTGATCTAGTTGAGCAGCTTCAGTCACCTTGCCTTGCGCTTCGCAGCGAACGCACAGGGGATGCTCCGCAAAGAAGTAGCGACGCCTGCACTGGAGCTTCGCGCCCCGCATTCGCTTACTTCGCGTTTCTTTAGCCGACACTAAGCTCTTCCTCTCGGATGGCATAGCGGCTAACGGCCGTCGTCTAATTTGCCGAGCATGTTATACCTAGATCTAACTCGGTTGCAAGAAATATCTCACGCCATCAAAGCTGCCAGTGCTAAAGCCTTCGCCCTCACCCTTCGTACTTCTTCCGGAACAGTCAATGATTCAACGACCAACGAGTGAGACTTCTCCAATTCAATATCAAAGACACCGAATCGTTTCTTCTTCTGATTGGATAATCGAGCAGCGTAACTGAGGCACGATCCTGGGGACAGCTTACGAACATACCAAGCCTTCAAGATCGCATGATAGTAGATGGGAAGAATGCTTACTGCTGACTCCACCATCTTCGCATCGTGCACATCAAGGGTAGCAACTTCCGTCGCCGCTGACGAACGAAACCCCGAGCGCCATTGAGACTCTGCAGAGTACAGACCTCCACCTATCGGGGATGGAGATGTCCAACCGGGGACATACAGCCGCAGACATCGGGCCCAGTTCTCGAGCCTACTAACGATAGAACGGTTTTGCATCTCTTCTGTTTCTGCGAGGATAGTGCGACTCACCGTGGCCTCCCACCATAGGGGAGCATTATCGGGGTCCGCTATGGGGAAGCGCAAGGCGCCAACTCACATACTTAGTAAAACTTAGAAAAAATTATTTCCGAGGGTGGTCGTACAACCTTGTTTTACTACTACTTCTTACTCTATATAACTCTTAAACTCAGAAATAAGGAAATAGTATAAGAAGGTTAGGTTAATTAGATTACACGTAACGCTTAACCCACTTACACTTGTGTAAAGGTTGGACGCTGTTTTTCTGGGTGTTCCGAGTAAGCCCTCTTTTTGCCCCGGTCTCGAGTGGTGAGTATGGGGGATGGCCCATTAGTTAATGACAAAATCACCCCCTACCATTTCCTGAAGACGCTGATAGCTAATTTTTCATTCAGAAACATACTTATTTACAAAAGTATGTGAACTGGCGCACGCTACACCCACCCTACATTTTCTGCGCACCTAAACACTGCGCATCAACTGAGCGGTATGAACTGGAGAGCGTAGCAGCAATGAACAACATTGACCAAGTGCGCGATATTCTTGTGGAAGAGCTGCGCGCATTGACCCCGACACCTGAGAGCGAAACACAATATCACGAGAGAGTTCAGGCGTGGTTACGTGATGGCGAACGTTTAGCGAAGAAGTGGAACGGCTCTGTTACCAGTGCTGAAGCGGACCAAGAAATAAAAACACACGCAGACGCCCGCCCTCGACGACGACCGGGGCGCCCCACAGTAGGACTACCTCCCGCGCGCGAAGTAGATGCGGTGTTGAAGCTGTGGCTCATACAGCGCGCTCTGTCTACGATCAAGTTGAATGAAGCTACTAGAGAAGAGGTGCGTGCACTAGCGCGCAACTTGGCCAGTAACAAGCAAGTCCGTAGTTCCGCATAACCAATCCGCTGGAGTAAATCATGAATGCTGCGCAGGATATGCGCACGCTATTCAGATCGCGCCTAGCGGAATCAGGCTTGACTGAAGAACATGCGCGCAAAGCCAAGATCAAACCTCTGTCTGCTCTTACAACATCACTATTATGGGTTGGAGCGCCCAAAGTAATCTCGTTGCAGTTACCCTACATAGATCCAGCCGGGCACGATACGGGATTCTATCGGATACGAGTGTTGGGCAAGCCCAATGGCTTCGCAGGTCAAGTCGAGAAGCCGCTGCGCTACATGCAACCTCCGGGCTCCGGAGTACGAGCTTACTTTCCCGCAGTGCCCGACGTGAATTGGTTGCAGATATTGTCAGACCCAGCCATACCGTTGATAATCACAGAGGGGGAAATCAAGGCTCTGACAGGAACCGTCAACGGCTATCCCACTGTAGGATTGGGAGGAGTAGAAAGCTGGCGCAGTGCTAACAAGCGCGAGCCATTTCTGAAAGACCTGGAAGCAGTAGTGTGGAAGACGCGCAACGTCTACATCTGCTACGACAGTGACGCGGCGCTGAAACCACAGGTCGCCGACGCAGCCCTAAGATTGGCAGAAGAGCTGGGGCGCCATGGAGCCATCGTCTACGATGCGGGTCTGCCCAGCATAGGTGAAAAGAAGGTTGGGCTTGATGACTTTCTGGTGATGCGCGGTGCGCGCGAACTAGCGAACCACCTGCGCGGCGCACCAGAATTCAATAGCATTCAGCGACTGCATGATTTCAACAAAAGATTCATGGTCGTACGGGCGTTGATGCAGGTATATGAAGAATCAACCGGGCACTTCTATGACCCGACACGCTTTTCTACAATGCTCGAAGCCCACCAGACTTACTACTTGATTCGTGAAACTAAAGACGGCAGCAAGATGGAAAAGCGCAGTGTCGCCAAGGATTGGATGCAGTGGCCCAATCGCCGTGAAGTAACTAGAGTCGGGTACTCTCCTGGAAAATCTGAGCTCATTACGTCAGTCGGTAAATTTTCTGAACTCAATCTATGGCGCGGCTGGGGGTGCACCCCTAAACGAGGGGACATAAAACCGTGGCAACGATTGTTCGCGCACCTGCTGAAGTTAGAAACATCCTCCGTCGCCAAGTGGGTGGAGCAATGGTTCGCCTATCCATTGCAGCATCCCGGTACCAAGCTGTTCACTGCCGTCGCCATCTGGGGCGCAGCGCAGGGTACGGGGAAGACGCTGCTGGGCGAAACTCTGCTGCGTATCTACGGTAGCAACGGACAGCGCATTGGCGCGAAGCAGTTGTCTAGTTCGTACAACTCGTGGGCGCAGCGCAAGCAATTCATTCTAGGAGACGAAATAACCGGCAACGACAATCGCTCGCACACCGATGAGTTGAAGGGACTGCTCACCGGAGAAACGGTGCGCATCAACGAAAAGTACATGCCGGAGTACGACCTGCCGAATTGCGTGAACTTCTATTTCACGTCTAACCACCCGGACGCGTACTTCATAGATGATAACGACAGGCGCTACACGATTTTGGAAGCACCGGATCAAGTGCTGGAACCTGCGTTCTACGATGAGTATGACGCATGGATGCGCGGCGCAGGACCGAGCGCGCTGTTCAATCACCTGCTGCACGTAGACTGCACCGACTTCAATCCGAGGGGTGCTGCCGTACACACCAGCGCGCGCAACGTGATGGTAGAAACGGGCCGCAGCGAAGTGGGGCGGTTTATCTCGATAGTGATGCATGATCGAGAACAGGCGGAAGTAGCGTTCAAGATACCGCGTGATGTAGAACTGTTTTCTTGCAGGGAACTGCTGCGCTTCTTCGACCCCCGTTCTGAATCGAGAGCGACCGAGCGCGCCGTGTCTGTAGAATTGATGAAGCAAGGAGCGGTGAAAACGCTGGGGGGCAGTCAATTGAGCACCCCTCAAGGACGCGTGCGAGTGTTCGCCGTGCGCAATCCACTACGATGGAAGAAGGCTACAGACAAGGAGGTACGAAACGCGTTTATGTCACGAATTCTCCCGAGTCCCAAATACTGATATTCAGTGAGGTAAGGATGAAAACCAAGGTATTCAATTTCGTCAAGCCGAGTTTGACGGCAACGCTCAACAGCAATCGCATATCGGACTTCATATCGCGAACGTTGAAGGTGCCGCTCACGTGGGACGACCAAGTGTGCGCCGAACCGCTGGACATCCTCATCATAGTCAACGGACCCTACGCGTTCTGCGCGCACCGCGAACAAATCGGCAAAGCGATCGAACAGGCGAAGCGCATCGTGTGGGTGCAGAACGACTACACGGTAATCCCTCCCAAGCCCACCACGAACGCCGAGTCGCCGTTTCGCGCAGCGTGGCGGGTGCGCGCACAACATGGCAAGCCCCACATGGACTTCTGGACCACGGTGCAAGAAAGCGCCGACGCTACACCCTTGTCCAGTTACGTGAATTGGAATAGCATGTCCTACGAAACGCCCCCAGATCTAGAAACGCTGAGGCGAAACGCCAGCCGGGATCTGTTCTACTTCGGCGCGTACCGCAAGGGCCGCGAAACGTACTTCCATCGCTACTTCGACGATTGCCCGGTGCCGGTGTCGATCAGTGGGGCCAAGCCGGAGTGGAAGAAGAACTGGCCGAACGCCAACGTGCTGCCCGCGATGAAGCCGGTCGACATCCCGCGGGAACTGGCGAAGCACGGACTTGGTCTGTACATTGAAGACAAGAAGTCGCACTCGCATTACCACTCCCCCGCCAGCCGCTTCTACGAGATGCTGGGAGCGGGGCTGCCGATGGTGTTCCAACCGGAGTCCGTGCCCATGCTGACACGAGGAGGATTTGATGTGCGACGCTATGTGATAAACAGCATGGAAGACATTCCACGGTTCATGCGCCAGCGCGAAACGGTGCGCAAGGAACAGCACAACGCGTGGGCCACCGACTACGTGGGCAAGCTGCGACGCGCGCTGTTGCGCGCTTACGACAAAGTGAAAGAAGGTGTGTGATGCCGCGAGTGAACGAAACGCAAGAAACGCCGTTCTGCGTAGACCTGGAATTGACGGAGGGGTGCAACCTGCGCTGCGACTTCTGCGGAATCCAAGCGATCCGCGAAGGCACGGGTAACTTCAAGTTCATGACGCTGCCGTTGGCCGAGCGCATCGCCGCGTCGATCGCAGAGGCCGGGTGGAACTCGAGACTGGAATTCAGCGGGCACGGCGAGCCGACCGTCAACCCGGATTTTGTCGAGATCGTGCGCATGTTTCGAAAGCACAACCCGAAGAACCAACTGTTGATGACGAGCAACGGAGCCGGGCTTGTCAAAGACCCGACCGCGTTGATCGGTGCGCTGTTTACCGCGGGACTCAACATTCTGTGCCTCGATGATTACGACGGCATCAAGCTGGTGGGCAAGATACGCGAGCGCTATCACGGCGAAATCCCACTGCAGGAATACCCGGAAGACATGAACGCCAATCCACACCGCCGCCGTCCACGCGGTACGCGCATGGTAGTGGTAATTCAGGACATCAGCATCGCACGCAAGGGGGTGCACAGCCACATCAACAACCGTGCCGGGCAGGGGGCACCTCCCACTAACCGCGCTGAAGGGAAGCGTTGTGTGAAACCGTTCCGCGACATTGTCATCCGCTGGGACGGCAACGTCAACTCTTGCTGCAACGACTACCGTGGAATCATCAAGGTGGGCAATGCTGGCAAGAGCGCGGTTGCGGAGTTGTGGAACGGACCGGTGTTCAAGTCGCTGCGGCGCTACATGTACCACGGCAAGCGGGATTTCGTCCCATGCAAGGGGTGCGACTTCGTGGGATTTCGTCCTGGTCTGTTGCCCGACCATATGGCGAAGCGCGGAGCGCTGCCCAAGCCCACGCCGAAAGACGCAGAAGTGATGCGCGAAGCTACCAAGGGGCGCACATTCACTCCAATCGTGTTGCGCAAATGGGAGGGTGGAAAAGAATGAACCACAAGCCGCTGTACGAATTCATGGTGAAGCGCCATCGCATCTACTATGCACGAAGAAACAAGGAACCTCAACCGTGGACCAAGGATCCAATTCTGCAGACGTACCGCTTCACCAACGTATACCGCGAATTGGACCGCGTGACGGTGTGGGTGCGCAAGCATATCCGCGAACCGTTCGCCGGTGATCCAAATCTGTGGTTCATGCTGTGCATCGCGCGACAGATCAACTTACCCGCCACATTGCAGGAATTGATAGACACGAAAGGAGCGTGGCCCAGCAAGAACAAGTGGGACGTGAACAAGGCAGTGGCCGTGCTAGACGCACGAACGCAACGCCGCGAGCAGGTATTCACAGGGGCGTACATCATCACCAACGGAGGCATCGCGGAGCCGAAGACGCATGTAGTAATGGAGCGCTACCTGCAACCGCTGTGGGAAGTGCGAGCCATGCTGGGGCCGCAGATGCGCAGCAGCAGCATACAGGCGGCGCACCGGGCGCTGGTCCAGTATCTGGGATGGGGCGGGTTCATGGCTTACGAAGTAATGTGCGACTTGCGCTACACCGCGTTCCTCAATCGCGCCATTGACAAATCTACGTGGGCGCACGCTGGCCCCGGAGCCTTGCGCGGACTTGGACGATTGAACGGCAAGCTGCCTGCACCGCGCGAGGCTGTCGTCCAGATGCAGAATCTGCTGAACCTCATCAGCCCCCTGTGGTACTTGGCGTTCCCAAAAGATCCGCTGCTGGAGATGCGCGAAATAGAACACTCGCTCTGCGAATTCGACAAATACGAGCGCGTGCGCAACGGCGAAGGACGCCCGCGCTCGAAGTACAGCCCACAAGATGAAGGGAGATTGCCTTGAACTACATCGTTCGCAATGTGAACGAAGCGTGGGACCGCTTCATCATGGACATGCAGACAGAAAGCTGGGTCAAGACGCACTGTCGTCTCGTGGCTCCGCGCGGCATGCGTACGCTAGAAGTACTGAACCCGGTGATCATACGATATGAGCGCCCGCAGGAAAACATCCTGTTCGATCCGCTGCGTGACTGCAACCCGTTCTTTCACATGTACGAGGCCTTGTGGATTTTAGCGGGGCGCGATGACGTGCTGGGACCGGCGTTCTTCTCTAGCAACATCGCGCAGTTCAGCGATGACGGAAAGACGTTTCTCGGTGCGTACGGTGCGCGGCTGCGTAACACTGTCGCTGAAAATGATCAGATAGCCAAAGCCGTGAAGCTGTTGCGCAAAGACCCCGACTCGCGACGCGCGGTGCTGGGATTGTGGAAGCTCAGCGACTGGTACATGGTAGACAAGGGCAAGGACATTCCGTGCAACGCTACGGCATTCCTGTCGCTGCGCGAGGGGCGGCTGAACATGACCGTATGCAATCGCAGTAACGACGCTGTCTGGGGATGCTTCGGCGCCAACGCGGTGCAGTGGAGCATTCTGCTTCAGTACATAGCAGGCCAACTCGGTTGTGAAGTGGGCTCCTATACTCAGTTCAGCAATTCGCTGCATGTGTATCTGGAAGGAGCCCCCGGCGAAGCGTGGTCCAAGGTGGTGGACGGGCGAGCGTTGTTTGGCGGAGTGTTTGTTGATGACTACAGCCTGCCGAGGCTGGCCCCGGTAGAAGAAGAACCGATGAAGCTGGTGCGCGACCCGGAATTGTTCGACGTCGAACTGAACAAGATGATGGGGAAGGGAAGGGTGCTGTGCAAGAATGACATCATCGATCTGGACCACAATTTCGAAGAACCGTTCTTCAAGTACGTCGTAGTCCCGATGATGACTGCGTACATGCTGCACAAGAACAAGCAAACCGAATCCGCTTCGGGGTTGCTGAAAACTTCGCGCGAACCGTGGCTGGTCGCCGCTAGACAATGGCTGGAACGCCGACTGTACAAAGGGGAAGCACAATGGACTTGATGCGCCTGTACGACAGCGGTCGGGTGCGGCGATTCCACACTGCGCCCGACTACACCGGGGCGCCGTTGCAGAGCGTTGCAGAACATGCGTGGGGCGTAGCGCTCATCGCAATGAAACTGTGCGAGCGGCTGCAATGTGCTCCTACTGCGAACCTGCTGAGTGCCGCGCTGTTGCACGATGCGGAAGAAGCGCACACCGGCGATTTGCCAGCGCCCACGAAGTGGAGGTTCCCCGCGCTGGCCAACGAGATGCGCATCGCTGAAGAAGTGGTGCGCAAAGAGCTGGGGCTCGGCGACATCAACCTTACCGAGCGCGAAGCGCAGATACTGAAGTGGGCCGATTCGCTCGAGTTGTACGTCCATTGCTTGAACCGATGGAAAGACGGAGCACGGGCGTACTCGGTGATTGCCAGCAATATAGGTGCGCACATTAGAACGAACTTGCCGCAGTGGCCTGAGGCAATCGTACTGATGAAGGAAATCGAAAAGGAGTTCGCATGAGCGCAAACGACAGACAGGTTGGCGGCGATCATTACCGTAAGCACGGCGATGACAAACCGCAGCACTGGGACTTGGCCATCCTGTTCGACTGGGATCCGTTCCAGTACCAGATCACCAAGTACGTGATGCGGTGGAAGTACAAGAATGGTTTGCAGGATTTGGAGAAGGGGCTTCACTTCTACGAAAAGTACATCGAGGCTGTCAAGGCTGGGAACTATCTCACTGAGGCCGATGAACCATCTCCTCAAACTGAGTTGTCGCTGGCGGTCAAGCAATGCGATGAACTTACGCGTGCAATATCACAACCGGAAGTGGACACGTTTCAACCCGGCACGGTGAACGCGAACGGCTGGCGCGACTACGTCTTCGAGGGGTCCGATGCGAAGGGGTTCTTGTACACTTGCAGGCGCTGTCGCTATCACTTCTATGCGCCCCCAGAAAGCAATCCGCACCACACCCACGACCACCTGTTCGATGACAAGGTGACTCCGGAAACTATCGCGAGCCGGTAGTTCGCCGCTTTCTTGTTGATTAGATCAGCGGTAAACTGTAGGGCGCCCTTTTGCGGGGGCGTTACAGGCACCGGTCGCAAGTGGTTTTCGCCGAATGCCGTTCTCATACGGAGAATATGAATGCCGAAATTCCCAAAGACTGCTGGCGCGTGCATTGATCTTCTATGGAAGATAGAACAGCGACGCGCTGTGGCGCAGCGCGCCGTTGAAGAAATCAAGAAGGAGTACCAAGAACTAGAAAATCATCTGTTGAACGAGTTGCCAAAGGACGAGTTGGACGGAGCCATTGGCAAGCTGGCGCAGGCGAAGATCAAGTACACCACCGTCGCCAACGCGGAAGATTGGGACTTGGTCTGGAAGTACATCGTTAGAAACAAGGCATTCGATCTTCTGTACAAGCGCCTCAATAACGCCGCGTGTCGGGAGCGCTGGGAAGCGAAGAAAGACATTCCTGGCATATCTGCCTTTCGTCAAATCAGCTTGAGTCTAACGAAACGAGGGGACTGAATGAAAGGAGCCCAGGATGCACCACGCCTACATCGTGTTCGATAACGATGCGCCGCTGTTCGTGTGCATAGGAGAAGAACACGCTGCGAAGGTGATTGCAAACGAGAAGTCCCAATTGCACCGCATGCACATCGAGCCTCTGGAACGTATACGGGGAACAATGACCACAATGCAGTTCGCTCAGGAGCTGCAAAAAGCCGAGCAGTTGATGCAGAGCCACTTCCTTCATTATCACATCGTACCGTACGCCCCCCATAACCACGAGTAGGAGAATTCGCAATGGCAAGGAAGCCTGTAGCTGAACCAGAAGTCATCGCCAAGAAGCTGCCCGCTGTGCGCAAGGCTACGAACGTCGGAGCTGTTGGCGACTGGCGCACCGAGCTCGCCAAGTACGCGCAGAAGACCATCAAGATGGAGGAGTCGGTTGCGACCGGCAACCGCATCTCCACGAAGGGCGGCGTTCTGTCGTACCACGGCACGCGCATGCAGAACAACGAAATGTCGGTGATCGTACTTGCCGCCCTCATCGAGAACGCTTACTACGACGGTCCGTATGATCCGGACAATCCAAGCGCCCCGGTGTGCTTTGCGTTCAGCGAAGACGGTGAGGACATGGCCCCTCACGAGAAGGCGCACGCTCAGCAGCACGAAACGTGCAAGGGTTGCCCGCACGACGAGTGGGGCAGCGCTGAGCGGGGACGGGGCAAGGCATGCAAGAATCTGCGCCGCTTGGCCGTGCTGTCGTTTCCTGAAGGGGCGAGCCTGAAGGAAGTAGAAGATGGGGAAATCGCTATGCTGTCGGTGTCCGTCACCAGCGTCAAGTCGTGGAGCGGATACGCCAAGGACCGAGCGCTTACCGGCTTGCCGGTGTGGGCGTACGGCACGCGCATCGGATTGGAGCGCCCCGAAGGCAAGGAGTACTCGAACCTGTTCTTCCAGAGCGTAGGCAAGCCGCTGTCGGAAAAGCTGTATCCCGCCATACTTGAACGCGTCAAGCAGGCGGAGCGGATACTCGAAGAACCGTACATCTACACCGAGCGTGAAGCGCCGCCTAAAGCGAAGGGCCGAGTAGCGAAGAACCGAGCGGTAGCACCTAGCAATTCCTCGAAGCGTTCGAAATATTGATAGTGGAAAGTTACGGGTAGCGGTCCGAGCGGTAGGCGCGCGCTGCTGGATTCGCGGTCATGGGCATATGCACGGCGCGACGCCGGATGCTGGCCCTCCCACCCATTTCTTTTCAGGGGCGAAAGTGATAAAGAACATAGCGACGCTGGACTTCGAGACGGAAGCCATAGGCACGCGTCCGCTGACTTATCCACCTCGTCCGGTAGGCTGCGCCGTTGACATGCCGGGCGTCAAGCCTTTCTACCTTGCGTGGGGGCATCCCATCGGGAACAACATCGCGCCAGAGAAAGCGCGAAGCATGCTGGCCGACATATGGAACAGCCGCCTCCCGCTCCTGTTTCACAACGCGAAGTTCGATTACGAAGTGGCGCTGCACTGGCTGCGATTTCCAGAACTACCGTGGGAACGTATTCACGACACGCTCTATCTGATATTCTTGCAAAACCCTGATCGCACTACGTTGTCACTGAAGCCGGTAGCAGAAGAAGCGCTGGGGCTGCCCCCCACCGAGCGCGACGCGGTGCGTGACTGGCTCATCGAACATCGCGTAGTGGCGCGCAATGACAGGAAGTGGGGGGCGCACATTTCCAAGGCTCCCGGCAACATCGTCGGCAAGTACTCCATCGGCGACGTAACGCGAACGCGGTCGTTGTTCAACAAGTATTACGACGAAGTGATAGAGCACCGCAACATGGGGGGTGCGTACGACAGGGAACGCGAATTGATGCCGCACCTGTTGCGCAGCGAGCAGCGCGGTGTCCCTGTGGATTTGCCAGCGCTCGAGAAAGACGTGCCGAAGTACGAAGCCGCCATGGAAGAGTTCGACGGATGGATTCGCCGCAAGCTGAAATCCAAAGAGCTAAACGTCGACAGCGGTGAAGAACTGGCCGATGCGATACTGAAGGCGGGACTGGGCGACCTGGAAAAGTGGGAGCGCACCCCCACCGGTCAGTTGAGCACAGCCAAGGACACGTTGACGGAGGCTATCACCGACCACACGTTGTCCGCCATGCTCACGTATCGCGGCACGGTAGCGACTTGCTTGCGCACCTTCATACGCCCGTGGTTCGGCACCGCGTCGGAAACCGACGGCACCATCTACACCAGTTGGAACCAAGTACGGCAGGACTATCACAGTCAAGGCAATAACAAGGGAGCGCGCACCGGGCGGCTGTCGAGCGTACCGAATTTCCAGAACATCCCGAACAAGCTGGACGAAAAGACGGAGTTCGTAAAAGCGCTCGCGGTCATGCGCAAGGTTGCCAAGCTGCGCGAGTTGATGGAACGGTTCCCGGTGCCGCTGGTGCGCGGGTACGTGATACCGCGCAAGGGGTGCGTGCTGCTGGACAGAGACTACTCGCAGCAAGAGCTACGCATCTTGGCGCACTACGAAGACGGCGCGCTGTTGCAGGCATACCGCGAAGATCCGTGGCTGGACATGCACGCGTTCGTGCAGACGGTAATCAGCGATCTACTCGGCATGTACGTCGAGCGCAAGCCCATCAAGGTGCTCAACTTCGGATTGATCTACGGCATGGGCGTGGGCAAGTTGGCGGCTGGCATGGAACGCTCGGTGCAGGAAGCCCGCACGATCAAGAAAGCGCACAGCCAAGGATTCCCGGGGATACCGGACTTGTCCAAGGGACTGCGTGACCGCGCCGATCGTGGTGAACCGATTCGTACGTGGGGCGGGCGGGAGTACTACGTAGAACCGCCGAAGGTGATCAACGGCGAAGAACGGACCTACGAGTACAAGCTTCTGAATCGGCTCATCCAAGGTAGCGCGGCCGACAACACGAAGCAAGCGATGATCAACTACGCCAGCCGCACTACGGATGGGTTTCTGCTAATAAATGTTCACGACGAATTGATGAGTGAATGCCCTCGGGGGGTACGCGTGCCGGAGATGCGCCTGTTGCGGGACGCCATGCTGGATGTTGAGTTCGATGTGCCCATGTTATCGGAAGGCCGATGGTCGGCAACGCGCTGGACGGAAATGCAAGACCTGCCACGCGGTGAATGAAAAGGGAACCCATGCCTGCCGCAAAGAAGATAACCGCGTGGTCGTTCAGTAGATGGGCACAGTACGAAGAGTGTCCATTCAAGGCCAAGTTGAAATTCATCGACAAGCTTCAAGAACCGCAAGGGGAGGCGCTCGCGCGCGGCAGCGACATTCACAACAAAGCGGAGCGCTACGTGCTAGGTACCATCAAGACTTTGCCCACGGAGCTCAAGGCGCTGCGTCCGCAGTTCAAGGAAGTTCGCAAGAACGGCAACGCCGAAGTAGAACTGTCGCTGGCGTTCACGCAACAGTGGCAGAAGTGCGATTGGTTCGACATGAGCCGGGCGTGGGTGCGCGTCAAGATTGATTTGATCGTACCGGAAGCCGACTACGTACTGGTCGTCGATCACAAGACGGGGCGCTACAAGGCGTTGAAGTACGAACCGCAGTTGGAGCTCTACGCGATTGCCGGTATGGAACATTACCCCACGGCACCGCGAGCGCGGACGCAGTTGTGGTTCACCGATCAAGGTATCGTCCACGAAGAAAATGAAGCCGGGTACACTCGCGCCAAGTTGCCAGCGTTGAAGAAAGCGTGGGAGAAGCGCATCATCCCCATGATGAGCGATACCAAGTTTTCGCCACGTCCGGGGAACTACTGTCGCTGGTGTCACTTCAGCAAGGCGAAGGGTGGGCCTTGTGTCTTCTAAGCCGGAGCTTGAACGCCACATAGAAGAGCGTGTTATCAAGTGGGCGAAAAATCAAGGCTGGCGCGTACGCAAGATGAACGGGCTCGGTTACAGAAGCTGGCCGGACAGAATGTTCATTGGACCGGGATTCGTAGCTTTCATAGAATTCAAGCGTCCAAAAGAAGTGCCGACCACGCTACAGCAAAGGATCTTAGATGAACTTGTCGAGTTCGGTCACAACGCGAGATACTTCGATGACTCAGACGCTGCCATCGGGTGGCTCGAAGCGTTGGCTTCCAAAGCCGCATCAAAAGAAAGCCGTTCAGTGGATGATAGAACGCGGCGCAGCGGGGCTGTTCCTAGATCCAGGGCTCGGTAAGACCAGCATCACGCTTGCCGCGATATCGCTGCTGCTAGAACAGAAGCTGGCGCGTGGACTGCTCGTCATAGCGCCGTTGCGTCCGGCCCATCTAACGTGGCCCGGAGAAATCGCCAAGTGGGCCGACTTCCGTCACCTGCGTCACGTCGTGCTGCATGGAAAGGACAAGAACAAAGCGTTGCGCAGCGGAGCGCATGTTTACATCATCAACCCTGAAGGATTGCGCTGGCTGTTCCGCGCTATTGGCGGCAACCCCGACAGATGGCCGTTCGATATTCTCACCGTTGATGAGAGCAGCAAGTTCAAGAACACGCGCACGCTGCGGTTCAAAGAACTGCGCGAGCAACTGCCCAAGTTTCGCAGACGCTACATCTTGACCGGTTCGCCTACACCCAACGGATTGACGGACTTGTTCGGACAAATCTATCTTCTCGACTTGGGAGCGGCGCTGGGCAGATACATCACGCACTACCGCATGATGTACTTCAATCCCGGCGGGTTCGGTGGATACGACTGGTTCCTCAAGCCCGGCGCAGACAAGCAAATCTATTCACGCATCTCGCCGCTTGTGTTGCGCATGGACGCTAAGGACTGGATCAATCTGCCGCCCAAGATAGAGACAGACGTCATCGTTGAGCTGCCCGCCGAAGCACGACGCGCGTACAACGAAGTCGAGAGTAAGTTCACCATTGAACTCGCAGAGGGTTCGGTGACTGCCGTCAACGCGGCAGCGGCAACGGTCAAGCTTCGGCAGGTCGCCAACGGTGGGGCGTATCTAGACGTAGTGCGCGGTACGCGTCGAGGTACTGTGCACCTGCACGATGAAAAGACTGAAGCGCTTGTTGAGTTGCTAGAAGAACTGGAAGGACAGCCGACGCTGGTAGCGTACGAGTTCGATCATGATGTTGCGCGCATCCTGCCTGCGCTTAAGAAAGCCGGGTTCGGTGATGTGCCCAACGTAAGCCGCGTGAAGAACACCGCGGAGCTAATAAAGTTAGAGCAAGAATGGAACGCTGGCAAGTTGAGCGTGATGTTGGGACACCCTCTGACCGTAGCGCACGGACTGAATCTGCAACAGGGTGGACGCGCTGTCATCTGGTACGCACTCACATGGGACCTCGAATTGTATCAACAATACGTGCACCGCATATGGCGACAAGGACAGGAGCATCCTGTGTTCGTATACCGCATCATCGCAAAGGACACCATCGATGAAGTAATGATTGCCGCGCTGCACCGCAAAGACAAAGGACAGCGAGCGTTGCTCAACGCACTGCGGGGGAAATACATCAAATGAAGAACATCAGCCTTTATGGCGCGGGGCGTGAACTCATCGAGTACCCTACCATCAGCCCACGTGCGAAGCTTCGCAGATTCGGAGTGCCGAAGATAACTATGGCCACTAGATTTAAACTGCCCTTGCTGGTGACGGGCAATGGACGCAGCGGTACTAAGACCACTTCAATGATGTTGAGGAAGGCGGGCTTCGACCTCCCTCACGAACGCTGCGGCAAGCTGGGAACGGTGAGTTGGTACTTTTTCACAGACAGCGACTGGCACCCCTATCCCAAGGAAAGTTCTGGGATCGTACATCTTGGGGAAAGAAGAAGCGATTTTGAATTCAACCGCGTCGTGCATCTGGTACGAAACCCGTTAAAAGTAATCGGGTCCATGTGGAATGGCATGACGTTGACCAATCATAGATTCGTGGCTGACAACGCTCCTGAGCTGTACCCCATGGAAGTGCACTTGAGCAGGAGTAGCAGGTTATTGAAGACTATGTTCATGAGCTATGCCGTATGGATGAAGTCTATTGAACAAGCGGACTTCACCGTCAACATTGAATCGATCCAGGCGAAGTGGCCCGCATTGATGAAAGCGCTCGGGGCCGACAAGAACACCGAGATGCCTGAGCTCGTAGTTTCGAATAAAAGTCGCGGCATCTACAAGGCGCGCATCGTAACCTACGATGACATGGAACGTGAAGACGCGCGGTTGAGCAAGCGCATCGCTAAACTAGCCTCCAAATTCGGATACCTATGAGCAATCATCTGCAGACGCGCGTTATCTGGTTCACCGGTCTTTCTGGTTCTGGCAAGTCTACGATTGCCAGCTTGGTCGAGAAGAAGCTGATCGCGTTGAAGTTTCACGTATACCTGCTCGACGGTGATACCGTACGGAGTGGGCTCAACAAAGACTTGGGCTTTACTGCGGAGGACCGGGTTGAAAATATTCGGCGCGTAGCCGAAGTCGTTAAGATGATGGTGAATGCGGGGCTTATCGTCATCACTTCATTCATATCCCCATTCCGCGCCGAGCGCCGCTTGGCCCGCGACCTAATTGAAGATGGGGAATTCTGCGAAGTATTCGTCGACACTCCGCTCGCGGTTGCCGAGCAGCGTGATCCTAAGGGTCTCTACAAAATGGCGCGGCGTGGCAAGCTCAAAAACTTTACCGGTATCGACTCGCCTTACGAAACCCCAGAGCATCCAGAACTGCGCATCGACACGACGACAACGGACCCAGAAACGGCGGCAGTGGAAATCGTGCAGTACGCGTTATCAGCGCCGGGCGGTCGGTTCCCACGCCCATGAGGTTTCTGTTCCGCGTGCGGGCGAAGCAGAAGTACCCCTCCTACATTGACATAATCGAGGGGCGAGTAGTCGACGCGAGCCCGAAGTTCGCGTGGGCTGTGGGCTTGAGGGAAGACACTGCACTTGATTGGATGGCGCGTAAGGCTCTTGGACCACAACCCCCTTGGAAAGCTCGTCCCAACACAGTGAAAGAGTTGAACGTGTTGTGGCAGATTTGTGAGTATGCCAGATCACTTTCTGAGGATAGGAGGTAGCGTGCGCCGTTCCCTCCCAGGTAGCGAAATGGCAGGGGCGCAGGGGCCAGCCGGGGCCAGCCGGGGCAGGGGCCAGCCGGGGGGCGCTGTGGGGGGCGCTGCCTGCCCCTGTGGGGCTGCTGGGGCACAGCCTGCCCCTATGGGGCCAGCCGGGGCGCTGCCTGCCCCTGTGGGGCTGCCTAGGGGCTGCCGGGGCGCTGTTGCGCCGGGGCTACCGCTTGGCGGCCGCTCCCATATATGTAGTGTGGGGGGCTTGTATTTGGCGACCGGGCATGGCCCAATGGGGGCTAACACCACCCGAGCAGCAAGCCCCGGTCAGGTAAAAGTCAAGCTCCGGGGTACGGGCAAACAACAAAAACACCGGTGGATTACTAAGCAAGTAGGCCCACGGCAGCGGCGCTGGTGCGCGCGCCCTCTTCACCTGCACGGGACCCCCGACTTGCTGTGGTACAGCCAAGCGCCGCGCTATTGCGCCAGCGTAGCGGCTACCTGCCACAACAACACACCGCGCAGCATTGCCCCATGTGCACCCGGAGACGGCCCCATGCGGCAAGGCTGGCGCGGCAAAATCGAAACACCCCTAGAACCACATACAACAAGCGGACACTGAGTACGCATAGGCCAGCGATAACCCGCTGGCTCCTGCGCACTTGTGCAGGAAAAATCTCATACGGAGATAATCATGCCGAAGACTAACCCCACCAACACGATTACCGGAATGATTGAAGTGTTTGTTGTTCGCGTTCGCGACGTGTACGCTAAGTGCGACGTCGAAGAAGCCGACGTGCTGTCGAAGAAAGAAGCCGACGGGTGGCTGAAGGAATGGCGCGCCATGTACTCGCGGGAAGACGGATTCCGCGTGACGTGCAAAAAAGTTCTGCGCTAGGAGGGCGTGATGGCAAAGCACAAGACCCCCAGCAACACGATGCCCCCGATGGGAACGTTTGTAGTGATGTATGAGCAACACGATACAGGACGCTGCCGTGAACACGATGGCACGTATGCCTACTGGGATACGCTGAAAGAAGTAAGAATGGCGCGCGACAGATTAGCGGCTGCTAATTTAGATGCAGTGTTTTACATTGCCGAAGCTATTGACGCCGACACATACACCTATTACGAAGGGTGAGTACGCATGGGCCAGCGACACCCGCTGGCTCCTGCGCACTTGTGCAGGAAAAATCTCATACGGAGATAAAATCATGAACGCACGCATCCAATTCAACACGGGACGGCTTTACACGCAAGAGGGACAAGTCATCGTCGCTACTAACGACGGCACGACAATCCAATTCCACGACACGTCGCGCATGGTGGCAGGTTGGATTGAGTGCAACGAATTCACGCGTGACCTCACCAGCACCGAACTTGCCAAGCACGTCATGCACTGCTACGACCGTGGCATGTACCGCATCGCCCCCGCTCACGAGGCGCCGCTGCGCGACCACGCAGCCCCAGTCGCTTCCTTGTAAGTACACAGAGGCCAGCGACACCCGCTGGCTCCTGCGCACTTCCGTGCAGTAATCTCATACGGAGATAAATCATGAAACGCGGCGAATGGGTGAGCGTTGGCGACAAGGTCGAGCGCAACATCCCCAAGAGCTACCCCACAGATGTGCGCTACGGCACAGTGGTCGAGGTCATTAAAGCGCACGACAACAAAGGCGTGGAGCGTGACGCGGTGCGCGTAGTGCTCGACAGGAATGCGCACGGCGAGGTCAACCCGTTCACTGGTAAGAAGGAGGTGGCCAAGCCGACAACCTACTTGCGCAGCGAAGTCAAGGTTGTCAAGCACGCATAAAACACCGAGTACGCATGGGCCAGCGACACACGCTGGCTCCTGCGCACTTCCGTGCAGGAATCTCATACGGAGATACATCATGTCCAAGAACACCCAAACCCCTTACAGCGTTATCGATCCCAGCAAGTACATCAGCGGCATCGCCACAGACAACCCCCGTCGCGAAGGCTCCAAGGGTTACGACAATTGGAAGCTGGTGCGCCGGTTCAACGGCAAGACCGTTGAAGATTACGTCGCCGCTGGTGGCCTTATCACTCACCTGCGTTGGGACGTGATCCACGGCAACGTCAAGCTCGTGTCTGGTGCACCTCGCAGCAAGCGCAGCGCAGCGTAAGCGCCCAACCCCATCACCTCAACGGAGGGAATCATGTCGAACATGTCGTACTGCCGGTTTCAAAACACGTTGCACGACTTAGACGATTGCAAGGACGCTGTCGAAGAACTCGTGATCGATGATGACAGCAAGCGCAGCGCGCTGAGCAGGGAAGAAGTAGAAGCGGCTGTCAAGTTGGTTGAGACGTGCACCAACTTGCTACTCATCTTGTCTGAAGAAATGGCGTGCGACATCGATGAGGTGGCCGACAAGAGGGATCTTCTTCGCAAAATACTTAGCGCCTAAGAGGGCAGAGGCCAGCGATCAACCCGCTGGCTCCTGCGCTTTTGCAGGTTAACCTCATACGGAGGTAGTCATGCAAGCATTCACGCTCCGCAGTTTTACGAACGGCGACTGGGACGCATTCGCAGGCGCCGAGAAGTTGCCCGGTGGTGCCGAGCCCATGTACGGTGAAGCGGGCGACTGGTGCGTCATCATCAGTGGCAACATCGACCACGGACTTGTGACAGTCGAGCTCATGCACATGGATGACGTGAACGTGGATGCGTACGGTGCCTTCTTCCGCAACGTGCCGGATGCGGTGCGCGCCGCGACCGAAGCGCTGTGGCTCGGGGTCGACTCCTTCTTGCAATCGCCTAACGGCGAAAAGTTTTCAGCGAACTGAGGAGCCATCAACATGGACTACGAACTCCGCGCTGCCCGGCTTCAACGCGAAGCCCTCCGCAATCTTTCTGGGTACACACCGCCGCGCAAGGTGGCTCCGGTGCGTCCGGTCAAGCCCGACCTGTGGCCTGTGGCCAGCGCAATCATGAACGCGGTAAGCAACTGCGTTCCGGACGGCGACCCCATCGACGTTCTGCCGCAGGTGCTCCGCCGCATGGGCATCGAACGTGATGACGTGATGCGCACGCTCAACCGCGCCGCGCGCCAGTTCCTCGGCGTCAAGTCCTACAATGCTTACTTGATACAGCAGTGGGACGGATGGAACGAAGTGTGCGAGCCCGACCAGAAGATGGACAACCCGTGGCGCCCGGTGCGCCGTCGCTAAAGGAGAATGACATGACCACCACAACGTTCCAGGTTCCCGATGGTTACAACCGCAACAAGAAGCCGCGTCTAGTGACGGTGCGGCCCATGACGGAGGCTGAGATCCGAGCGCTGGCTGCTGGCTCCAGCGTCCACTTCGTCAGCATGCGCGGGGAGTTGCGCATCGCAAAGGTGAACGGGCGCGTGCGCACGTGGAAGCGCGATTCGTCGCGCGTCGAAGTCCCGCTCAAGTACGGCATGTACGAACACGCGACGCTGTCGCTGATGGAAGCCATGCTTACGTTAGTCGTTGTTACAGGAGAATGAAATGAACCTTAGAGACCTGATCGAAGCGCTCACCGATATCGTTGATGACAACAACGATCACTGCGAAGTGGTGGTGGCCATCCAGCAGAACTATCCGCTCGCCGTAAACCTAGACGAGATAACGCTCGACCTGACCGACCCGGAATGTCCAAGGGTCTGGATCGCGACGGGCTCGCACCCGCACGGCATCAGCCCCTACGCCCCCCGCTATGCGTGGAACGGCGGTGTTGTCAACGAAGATTACGAGGAGGATGAGTAATGAAAGACTCGCGGCTCTACGCAATGGTACGCGGCGAGCAGGTCGTCGTCATTGACCTGATAAGCAACCGCGTCATCTGTGAGTGCTACTCGCTTTCCAACGCAATCACGATTGCCAACCGACTCGAAGCGTTCGACGGCATCGTCGCTGCTCTGCGTGACCTTACGCTGCGCTGCGACGGCGCGGAGGGTGTGCGCCCCGACGGTAGCAACATCGACACGCAGCGGGCACACGCTACGCTCATCAACTGGGAGAACTGAAATGAAGACCGAAATGCGCACAGGCACGGAAGGCCCGCAGCACGACCCGTACGGCTGGACCGAGTACGTAGCAACACCCCCGAACGGCGAGTGGTGCAAGCTGCGCCTCGGAGCGCTGGGCTATACCCGCCTCATCTTCAAGGGGCAAGTGGCGGACGAAGCGTACGCCGATCGCGACGGCGTCGCTGCCGCGAAGCTGGTCGCACGTTTCGAAGCGTACGCAGGCACCACGCTCGACCGCATTGCCGAAGACTACTACGGCGAAGAGGAAGACCCGATGGGTCCGGCCTCGCGCTACATCTAGGGAGCAACCATGAAGAAGGACTTAGTCACCGCTACCGAGCGCCTCGCACCGCACGCTGAAGACAAGCTGGCGCGCGCCATACGCTACCTGAAGACGCAGTCGAAGCGCGGCTACTGTCTGGATGCGCCGGTCAAGCGGCTGCCTGCACCACAGCGCCCGCCAACGTTGCTTGACCGCTGGCTGGCAGGGAGGTCGACATGAATACTAGCGCTCTGCGTCACCGCATCATGCGCGACTTCGCGAACGCGCTGCGCCTAGAGTGGGCGCACCTCGGCACGCTCGCCGCTGCCGCCCGCCGTCGCGCGCATTTTCTAATCGCCCGCCTCCGCGCGCTCGTTGCGATCGGCCGGGCACAACAGGAGGGAGCATAAAATGTTGCACAACCACACCGGCTACATTCTCACCCCGGAAGCCGTGGCCAAGTTGATGATTGCGTTGACGCGTATCCGTAAGAAGAAGTTAGATGACGCGGTCATCACAGTGCGCGGGCGCACCGGGGGCGCGAGTAAGATCGTTGCCTTTGAAGCCCGCTTGAAGAGCAGCGGTGTAGTCACTCTTGCATAAGGGAGGTCTCATGTCTCAAGTCTGCCAATTTTGTTATCACGTCAAGCAGCGCGCGTGCCAAAGCGCAACGGAAGCAGAGGGTTGTGACAGTAGTTGGAACGTGCCCGACGAATACGTAGGCATCCGTGCGTGGGGCAAGGTGCTCGGCTCCTACGACTACTACATCGAGCAGGAGCAGCGTCGTGCGGTGCGTATGCGTGCACCGCTTGACGCGATCTATCTCAACTCACACAACGACGTGTGGGTGTGCGTCAGCGATCTGTCGCCGACCCACTCATTCCACGAAGTGTACCGGCGTGCAATCGAAGCACGTCAAGCGCAGCTCCGCGGTTAACCGCATCACTCTCATACGGAGATACACATGGGTCTCGATATGTACCTCAACGCCAAGAAGTACATCCAGAAGTGGAACCATCGCCCAAGCCCAGAAGCAGACGCCATCGTTGCGCTCAAGATGCCCGGCATGGGCGACATGAAGCCCACGTACCTGGAAGTTCAGGCAATGTACTGGCGCAAGGCCAACGCCATCCACCGCTTCTTCGTGGAGCGCGTACAAAAGGGTAACGACGACTGTGGCAATTACTACGTCGAGCGCGAAGTACTCGGTGAGCTGCTCGATGCATGTCGCAAAACGTTGGCCAATCCGAAGCGAGCGCCGAGTACGCTGCCCACACAGAGCGGTTTCTTTTTCGGCGACACTGATTACGGCGAGTGGTACTTGGATGATATCAAGTACACCGCCACCGAGCTGGAGAAGCTGATCGCCAGCGACCCGTGGAAAGAAGGCTGGGATTTCTACTACCACTCATCGTGGTAGACCATCGCAGTAACTACACATCACTCTCATACGGAGATTAGACATGGCACATGCAATCACGAAGCGCAAGAACGGGTTCCACGAGATGGCGTACGTCGGCGCGAAGCCGTGGCACGGCCTCGGTCAGGAGTTGAAGGAAGGCGCCAGCGTGGACGAGTGGTTAGTCGCGGCTGGCATGGACTGGAAGGTCCAGCGCTCGCTGGTGCGTTATGCCACCAGCGCCAAGGGCGCCGACCTGCGGACGTGGGATGACTATCACGTGCTGCTCCGCAGCGACACCGGCAACCCGCTCGGCATGGTGAGCGATTCCTACAAGCTGGTGCAGCCTCGTCAAGTGCTCGAGTTCTTCCGCGACTTGGTGGAAGTGGCGGGCTTCAAGCTCGAGACGGCGGGCACGCTGTACGGCGGCAAGAAGTTCTGGGCGCTCGCCTCCATACAAGCGGAGGACTGCGTGGTCGGAAAAGACCTCATCAAGGGCAAGCTGCTGATGGCGTCGTCGTGCGACCTCTCGCTACCCACCATTGCGAAGGAAGTGGCGGAGCGCGTGGTGTGCGCCAACACGCTCGCAATCGCGATGGGCGAAAAGGGCGGCAAGCAGATTCAAGTGTCGCACCGCAGCAAGTACGACGAGCGCGCAATCAAGGCGCAGCTCGGGCTTTGCGTCGGGTCGTTCGAGCGGTTCATGGCGGACGCACGAAAGCTGTCCAAGCGCCGCGTCAGCATGGCCGAAGCGACGGCGTACTTCGGAAACATGGTGGCCCGCGCAGATGACGCGGAGCAGCAGCGCAAGGTAGAAGAGGACCGCGCGTTTCGCAAGATGATGGCGCTGTTCACCGGTGAAGGACGCGGTGCCAACCTGCCCGGCGTGAAGGACACCGCGTGGGGGCTGGTCAACGCCGTCACCGAGTACGTCGATCACAGCCGCCCGGCGCACAGCATCGACAACCGCATCAACAATGCGTGGTTCGGTGGTGGGTCCGATCGCAAGGAGCGCGCCATGGAGGAGGCGCTGGTACTGGTAAGGTAATCGTCAGCGTCGCAGGGGGGGCGCACCGCTGGCGCTCCCCGCTTGCGTTGTCTTGTTGATGTGCTGTAGGATTACCTTTCCTCATACGGAGGCGTTCAAAATGTTGCACTTCCTAATCAAGATTACGATCGGCAACCGCGCCGCGACGCGCGAAGATACGTACCATGTCCCCATAGATGCGCCGCTCATTGAAGTGGTGCTCGCCGCGCTCTACCGGGTCCAAGACGAAGTACCCGGTGGGCGCTGTACTGGCATGGAGTTTCTAGAAGTCCAGCCCACCACTTCTAAGCATGAGAACCCTCTATTCACCGACCAGCACCGCTTGAGGCTTGTGAAGTCATGAGCGCTGCCGCTGTGCGTGTAGAAGGATCACCGTTCTGCGTTATCGAACGCGCCACCGCCAGCACGGGACTGGTCGTGTTCGTTGGACGGCGGTACGTGTACATCATCTGTCACGACCGCGGTATACGTGTAGCCAACTTTGACAGGGAGGAATTCAACCAACGGTTCAGACCGCTGTACCACCACGTGGACGGAGCAGAAGATCCGACCAAGCCTTACGATATCCATACCGCCGCTCGCCGGTATCTGGATTGGGGTAACTCTGCGGGCATCACCAACGTCGCGGCAGATACGCTGCGAGTAGTCCTACAAGACAAGGAACCAGACATGAGCCACGTAGAAACCCAAGTCGCATCGCAAACCGAGCCCGCGCTGCCGGTGCCATCCACCAAGGAAGTCAAGGCTGCGTTGGCGAAGGCGAAGAAGAACGGCGCAGCAGCAAAGGCGAAGAAGGAAGCGGTACCGAAGAACAGTACCAAGAACAGCACCTCTCCGGAAGCCAAGCGCCCGAGCAAGGCGACCAAGACGGTAGCGCCCGGCAAGGAGACTGCCAACGCAAAGGCCATGCGTGCCACGCGTGAGCAGCTCACCAAGGACGACAACAAGAAGGCCAGCAAGGCGACCAAATCCGAAAAGCCCGGCAAGAAGGCCGCCGCTTCAAAGGACGGCGCACGCGGGCGTCCGTCCAACATCGACGGCACCAAGACCATCAAGGTTGAAGTGGAGGACAACCCCCGCCGCGAAGGCTCCGGGGGTCACGACAACTGGCTCATCATCAAGAAGTACAACGGCAAGACTGTTGAGGCCTACCTCAAAGCCGGTGGTAACGCTAACCATCTGCGCTGGGACATCTCCCACAAGAACGTCAAGCTCGTGTGAGTTGGGGTGCTGCCTAACCTCATCATCGTTGGTGTTGCAGACGCGACTGTGGGATATCGTATCGCGTCCGACGTACCGGGGGCATCGTGCGTGCCCCCGGCACGTTTTGTCATGCTCGGTACACCGCACGCAATCGCCATCTCGTTCTACGGCCCGATGGCCGACGCGTTGCAACACGCGTCCGCGCTTCCACAGATCATTCCTGCGCTGCCTCCAATCACTTTGCCTGCGCCGTATAGGCGACTGTTGCAGCGTACGGCGCTCACGCTGGGGGGTGTGGTTGCCCTAGCCAGTAGCCCCCCTGCCCTAGCCCCTGCCAGTAGCCC